CCAACTGTTGAGTGTTGACCAATGTAGCCATACCACCAGGAGTAGACCCGTCTTGTAGTCTTAATGTCTTTTGACCAGTGTCTACCAGCAATTCACCCAAAGGACCTACGTAGCTATTGGCCGCGGTGGTGTTACCACGTTTGATCAATATTTGTGAAATGTTAATAATATTGGTCATTAAATTGCTCCACCATCCAAGCTATATGTAGTACCTTCACTAGGAGGAGTATAGCTAGTGCCATAGTAAGCGGGCAGTACTTCTAGATCCAGTGGAACCCCATAGTTGTCGTCAATGTAAACTGGGCTAGTTACGTCTGTGTTTGTCACTGTTGTACTGAAAGCAAGTTTGTAGAAACGATTTTCCAACGTGTTTATAGTGTTAGCATCAAACGTAAAGTTACCCAGACCCAGCTGAATGTTGGCCCAAGTCACAGTATAGCTTTTAATAGTGACCCTATTCACTGGATCCTGAATGCTTGCAGTCACACTGCTGCCAGTAAGATCCACTGCTTTTTGGTCTTGATTTTTAACAATAACTTGGATAGGATTATCTACCCCTTGGTAAACTTTAATTGGACGGCTATACACTTGGCGATTCCTTGTAGTAAATATCGTAGGGTCAAAAACTTGAACCTCAGCGGTATTTGGATATAAATATGCTTTGACAGTGATCATTTCGTTGTCTTTTAACATATTTATCGGATATCGTGGAAGAAATAAAACAGCTATTAGAACAATACCCATACTTAACTCTGCTGACCTATGGGGGCAACGAATACGTGGGAATCATACAGAATTGTGACGAACAGATCACCACAATCTATGATTTTGCCGGCTTGAAAACACCTGAACAGAAACTCTTGTTTCTACAGTTGGGTGATACGTGGTGGTGGGAGAGTAATCGCATCATACCCATCAATGTTTTCTTAAAAGCAGAGTGGGCACAGTTCAAGTTCTGCGTTAAAACTATGAACAGTAAAGATGTTGAGATTAAAGTAGGCCCGCAGGTGAGTTTGAAAGAAATGACGCTTAAACGATCAAAGAGGAGATCGATAACTCTTGTGAGAAAAGTTAGCTAACTGTAAAAGTTCTTCTACAGTAATAGAACTTTTTGCACCTTTACTACTGTTTAGTTTTAGTATGATTTTAAAAAAATCACACGCTTTGACTGAAAAGTGAGTTATTATCCTGTTCGCATAACAAGTTGATATGGACGCAAACTAAGTGTGCGTAGGCAACACTATGCGAACGTTTGAAGTGATATCCGCTCTCTGGATCTGCATCCCAAATAGTACGGGCAATCTCAGCCCAAGTTTTACCAATCAGATGTCTCTTAGCGGGTCTGATCAAGGCCAAAAACATAGCCATCCTAGTAATACTATCGACGGGTTCTGGCATACCCATTAATAGATTATGATGATTACCAATATGCATGACTTTGGTGCAGAAGTCAGCATCATAAATTTTGGCCCAGTCTGGTTCTTTGGCCATCAAACTGTTTAAGTGATCTTCGCTTTTAATCTGCGTATATAATGACACATTCAAAAAGTCTAGTTTAGCATAGCCGCGCTGTTCTGCCGCTTTGTGGTCAATACTTGCACATCCAACAAATGGATCTGTGGGGATATCTGTGACATAAACTCCAGTATTATGCTTGACAAGTTTGCCATCACGAATTATACCCGCAGGAGTATGTTTGAACAATGCAAGTGCTTGTTCTCTATTACCAAAGTCTATGTCAATGTCTGATTGAAATTTCATTTATATTTTAATGTAAACCAAGTTGCCGTTGCTTCATCTTTGAATTTGAATTGAGTGAATTTTTTATAGTCTTGTAACGAGCCGTCCCATTGACCGCTATGATAGTTAAATTCAAAATCTTTATGCTGAATCAATCCAGTCTCTTTTAGTTCGTGTACAATATCAATCACTTCTATTGCAGATTTGTTGCTCAGAATTACCTCTATCACAAACCAGCTTTCTTGAGAATATCCTTTGTCCATTCAGAGTCTGCCAAATAATCAATAAACTTTTTTTGCCAAAATTCAGGATTGATATATGGCATGATTATTGCAATTTGTTCTTCATCCAATCGCTCCAAGAACTCCACTCCACTAGCACAATTAAATATGACCCAAGGACTAATGCGGCCGGTCGTGATGTGATAACAAATCCTATTAGCATTACCATAGCGAAAATAGTCAGTATAACCGTTCTTAAGGTCAGGTCTTGATTCTGCATACTCTGTCATTTCTTTCAACGCCCGCTCAAGAGCATCTTGTGGATTTTCTTTCCTGATATAATCTTTCAACCATTCATCATATAGACTGTCTTTGCACCAGTAGTCAAGTTTCTTGTTGTTCTTTAAAAGAAAATCGGTGAAATTATTAAAATTAATGCAACGAATAGCAACAGCGTATCTGCCATACTTAACAAAAGCAAGATAATAAGGACTTCTAGCAAAATCATCGTAAGTTTTCAGTTTGGCACTGCCCTGTGTTATTTCATAAAATTTGATGTATGCTTTGTAGGCCCATTGAACGCCAATTTCATTTTGTTGCTGATATCGTCTTTTCTGTTCACAGCTATGCGCCGCAAGTGTGCTCTCACGGCGAAAATCTTTTGAACAATGGCGACACTTATAGGTCTGACTTGATTCGTTTGTCATCCCATCCGTGTTCTTTAGCAAGCTGCTTGAGTTCATCTTTACCATTTAATTCTGCTAACAGTTTGATTTCGTCGTGTCTGAGTTCGGGATACAGGTCAGCAAAGAATTTCTCTGCTTTGTTGTTTGAGCTATCTTTTTTCTTTGCCGCTAACCACTTGTGATACTGTTTGCCCATTCCTGGACTCACAGTTGTTGCTAGTAGCCACTGAAACTTCTTGTGATCTTTGCCACTGATATCAAAGAAGTGTTTGTTCAGTCGTTCGTTAGTACTCATCAAGTAGTAGGCCTGTAGTTCTGGACTGCCCTGTACATCTGCGCCCCATCTGACCATCAAGAACGGAGTGAACTTCTTTTGTTCTTCTTCTGTAAGTTCATCAAAGAATGCACGATTCTTTTTATCGAATTGTAGCATTTCATTTGCAATGCCTAGTTTATCACTGGTCTGAGTCGCCATCGTTTACTCCGTTACTGTGTCGATCACGCACACGTTCTACATCCTGAAACAGTCGTTTCTCTTGTTGAGTCAATCTGTCTTTGTGAGTCTTGCGTGGGTTACCGCACAAGAAACAAGTTGGATTACCACAATCCATTGCATGATGTTTTGCCAAACGATGTGGCTCTCTGATGTTTGCCTGATTATAAGTACCATGTGACTTGGCAATCTTGACCTGTCGTGCGATAGCCACATCAGTTTTATGACGGCGACGACTATTTAAAAATTTTGCTTGCTCGTTACTCATTGCATTTCCTTGTTATTCAGGTAGAAACTCACGCTCATTTTTCAGTAGGTGATAGAGTGTCACACAACGTTCACGATACTCTACCATTGCTGGGTGTGTGCTACGACGAATCTCGCCCCACATCTTAGACTCACGAACTTGTTCTATTGTACTACGATCTTCTCGTACTGTTGCACGTTCTGTAGAACCTGCTTCACGTGAGTATATTGTAACACCTTTGTCGGGACTTTCAAAGATTTTTGTCATAGTTTGGATATTGCTAATTCTAGGGCTTCACGAACTGGACGAAGATGGTATACTGCATCCAATTTGGCTGTACTTAACACACAGTTACTGCGTGGGGCAACAACTGCACGTTGAAATTCTTCTTCGGTAAAAAATTCTTTTTCAATGCCCATCATTTCAACGATTTCACGAGCATTGCTGCTACCCGGATTGCACAGATTATAAATGCCGGGCTGAATCTTACGGTTCAAAGCCATACCCACTGCCACAGTGGCAACATCTGGCATATAGCTCAGACTGTTTTCGTAACTGATTAGTTTGTCGTATTTGACCATTTTAGTCAAGAAGTTTTTGGGATGGTGACGATCACCAAACGGCATACGAATACGCAACAGATAACTCTTGTCCATATATGGCAAGAGCATTTCTTGTCCCAATGCTTTTGCTCCACTGTAGAAGCTGCCGTTATTGAATGTAAAGTTGGGTGCGTCTGTTTCTGTGAACTTCTTTTCGTAGCCAGTATAAACACAACCGCTGCTGATATGCACAATGGGTGTGTGAGGATTGGCTCGCTCTAGTTGTACAGGAAACGTAACGTTTCCATCAATGGTTTCTTGTTTGTATATTTCACAGACATCAACGTTGGGGCTACCAGTATAACCTGCTGCATTAATAATGGCTGCTGTGTTTGTGGGTACCGAATCACGGTGAGAGATCCATGTATATCCAATCTTCTGTGCGTCTAGTTCCTGTGCGATATGTTCGCCAACATATCCGTGCCCAATCAATGTAATCATTACCACACCTTCGAATAATCTACAACTTCACTTTGTCTGCTGATATCTTTTACGAAGAATGCACACATTGGGCCTTCTGTTTCAAGTTCCAGGGGCACTGCCAACATTTGTCCGGGCTTGAGTTTGGGGAAGTACCATTTAACATCCTGATAAATGTCTACAATCTCGACGGGGAAGAAGTCTGGCTTGAAACTTGTTTTGGGATTAAATGCAAACGCACTGAACCCTCTGTCATTGATACTGGTCAAGGGCACGACTTCTAAATCACCCAAATCTTTTTCGCCAATCAACAATTGCCAATCTGCTGGCATCTTGATGATGCTGTTACCGATCCTTAAAACCAGTGCTGGACTATTAAACGACTCCATAAAGATCAGGGGTATGTAAAAGTAATCTGGCTCTTTTGGGTTGCTGTTGTCCAAAACACAGAAATTGAGTTCTTCAACTTCATTAGGAATTTCATCAAGCTCGTAGGCTTGGTTTTGTAGTGTTAAAATTCGAATTTTTTTCTCCGTCGGTATTTAATATGTATTTTACTGCTTATGTTTGCAGTTGTCAAGATGATATCTTTTCAGAAGACTTACTCCGCCTATTTTTCCGCAATGCGGGCATTGAACAGTTGTCTGTTTAATACCTCTGCGTTTTTCCCCTGAAATTTTGTTTGCGGCTGTTACATTTTCTCTATGGGATTCAGATAATGCAATGCCCGTTTTGGAGGAACTTATTTTTTTCTTACTCTCATCGGGCATTTGCCAAAGCCCGCTTGATCCTTTTCTTGGATGTACTTTACCTAACATGCCACTGGGTTTTCCTTGCTTAGAATTGGAGATTTTTTTCTTGATTTCATCAGCCCTAGTTTCACCGACCTTATCTTCAAGCGTTTTGCCTTTAAGTGTTGCAGATCTTTTTTTATTAGATTCTTCTGAATGATGAACTAGCCCGCTTGTTCCTTTATTCCAAGGAGTTCTACCTTTTGATTTTTTAGACATCTTTGCCCTAGATTCAGAACTATGTGTCATGCCTTTTCTAGCATTTGATATAGTCTCTCTTATTTTAGTATATTCCCAAGAACTAAAATGTCTTTGTTGTCCCGGGGCAGTTTGTATAAACTTCCCAACCGCAAACTCCATTAACTTTTTATGATGTCCAACCGTCATTTTTGTTAATAACAAATGGCAAACAAAATGTTCTCTCGCAGTAAGATTGACTAAATTATTCTTCAAATCATTTCCACCTAGGCTGCGAGGAACGATGTGATGTTTTTCTGTGTAAGTATTAACAACACGATCCTTGGCATTACTGATAATCTTGTAATACCAGATTGTGTATTTGTTATTTAAAAATTCTAATTGCGCCAATCAACTTTCTCCACTGTAAAGTTGTATTTAGCTTCTTTGTAAAACTGTTTACGCTTAGTGAGGTGTCTTTTCGCAAACTTGCAGTCCGATGTGATATCGTAGATTTCAACATGGTCTTTGTCTTCCGCTCGTCTAATGCCTCGCCCAATGCTTTGTATAACCCTAACAAAGCTCTTTCCGGGCTCAATAAGAACCAGATTAAAAATCCTTGGAATATTAAGACCCACAGCGGCCACACCGTAAGTCGCCACAATAATCTTGTTAGTGCTTGTTGCCACTTCATCGTAATTCTCTTTTCTTTCTGTTGATTTTGTCCTACCATTGACAAACACTACATCTGGCTTGTCGCTCAATAAACTAAACAATCCACTTAGTTCTACTTGTAGCAACTTGCCAGTTTCGATTCTGTCTACCAGAATCAGTGTATTGCCAGTGTCTTTGATCTTATCAATCATCTTGGCGATGTGTGACAAACGCTCTTTATTGGTTACTAGATATTTTAACTCTGCCTGATAGTCTTTGTATTCTACTGTGTCCATCAATTGTAACACATTCACATGGCATTGTGCAAGATGTCCTGCTTCTTGTAACTCACTTGCGCCGAGTTTGCCCACAACTGGACCCAGACTGCACAAGATACTGATCTTAGCGTGATCTTCTTTGGGCACAGTGCCAGTCAAGCCCCAACGAATGGGTACTTGTGCAAACACTCCGGTCAACAGAGTTTTTAATGCGTCTGCTTTAGCCATATGAACTTCGTCAACCATGACCAGTGCAACACCCTCAGTCAAGTCACTGATAATATAATCTGTTGGATCTTTTAACAGTCTGTGACTTGCTGGTTCGTCTTCTGCATTACGCCCTTCGCTGTTTTTCAACAACACATTCAGACTTTGCCAAGTGCAGATGGTATGAGTTCTGCCCACTTCTTTGCGCTCACCAAAATACACACCCACATCCAGACCCAAGTTCTTGTAGTCTGCTTCTGTTTGTTTGACCAAGTCTTTGTTTGGTACGATCACAACACTGCGTCCATATTTCTCTACCATCAGGCTCAAGGCTGCTGTCATTAGTGTCTTGCCAGCACCCGTAGCAATCTCTTGTATTGATTGTGGATTTGCTAGAAAGTTGTTGATGATTTCAACTTGATAGTCACGCAACATCACAGGTTGACCCACTGCAGGATGACCAACTGGCCACGCCTTGTGTGCGAATGTGTCTTCGGCAATAGTGCCGAACTCTATCTTTTGTGGGTATTCTCGTATATCCGAGAGTTCAACATCATAGCCTTCGTTGTCTAGAAAGGGTATGATATCGGGTAGCAAGTTAATAAAACTGCTACCACCCATACCAAAGAAACTGACCTTACCATCCCATCTGCCAAGTCTGACTGCTGGGGTAAATCTGGCTCCTGGGATTTCGTATTTAAATCTATCAACCAGTTTCTTTCTGGTCGATAGTTCTAATCCCTCTATTTTTACATTACACTCATCACGAATTATTAGGTTGGCTTTCAAAATCGGGGACCTTATGATCTTTCTTACTTGTATAAACGTCAGCGGCTAAGTAGATGGCCTTGTCTGCGTTTTGCATCATTATGCTCTTATCACCGCCGAACATCATACCCGCCGCACTTACTAGTAAGGGTATTTTGATATCTTTGATTGGTGTTGCGGTGTGTATATATTTAACATCTTGCGGGATATCGTTTTTACTATTGCGTTTTGTTACAAACACATTTTCTGCACCCACTGCTGCGTTTAACATTTGTTGAACTCTGCTACTCAGATCGGGTTCATAGAACACAATGGGATATCTGTCAGTCGCAGCCGCATACTTGAGCACGGTGGGCAACACTGTGTCTGCAAAGTGATGTGCTGTGAGGTCTACTTTGAGTTCTCGGTTACGAGCAATGCAGTCTACAGCGTGACCGTGTTCAGTGAGCCACGCTTGGGCAATATCTGCGTTTACCGTGTAGCCAAGCACACTTGACTGATCGATCAGTTTTGGCAAGTTGTTGATGTTGAATCCACTGAGATGCTGTTCAACATACTCAATTAAACTTGTGGCAGCATTTTTGATAGTGAGTTCGCCATCAACGAAGTCAAGTTCAATTCGATATTCTTGTTGCTCAACCCGTGTGATGATGCTGTTCAGTCTGTGAGTTTCTGCGTCACATTCAAAGCCCTCAGTTTCTGCCCAAGTCTTCAAATAGACCAAGTTGTATTCAGTCAAGGCAAATTCCCATCTGCGCTTTTCTTTGTTCCACTCACCCTTACCTTGACTGTCTTTTCTGAACTCTCTGAGTCCATCGATCAGGGCTGTGCTGAATGGAAACTCTAGCATAATGGCATCGTCTTCTATGTACATACGCTTGCCATAGTCTATGACTCTGAGCTTATTACGCCATTGTGGGTCATTGACTGGGCTAACATCAACACCCTTTTGTGCCAACTGTCTGGCATATTTCAAAATGATTTTGACTGCCAGATCGCCTTGCTTTGTTGTCAGTGCTTTGTTGTTGAGCACAGTATCACACATATGGTCTAGGACGCTTACATCGTATCTAGCCAAGCTGATGATGGGAGTGAAGCTGAACCACATTGTATTATGATTCAGAGTTTTACCAGTCACTGGATCACGCCAGCCACCGATGACTTCAATATAGTCTTCAACGTGTGTGAATTTATTCATATAGATATTTTAACAAAATCGCAGTGCAAAGTCAAAAGAAAAATGCCCCGAATATCTCTACTCGGGGCCAAAAAACTGTAACTCGGGAGCTTGAAAGATTGAGTTACAGTTTGTAATTTAAGGTCTGTTCGAGCCAGGCCTTGCATTCTGGCCATTCACGATACTCGTGTGCCAGTCCACCTTCTCGGCGCCATTCTTCACAGTTGCTGGTACGATCATCAATCAAGATATCGCCAGGCTTGCAACGAAGATATTTCTCGTGACTGTAAGGACCAATGAACACAGGAATACCTGGGAAGTGTTTTTGTGCCCAGTTGACCTTGTCCATAACTGCATATGGCATATCGTTGTTGTGTGGGATAGCAGTCAAGAAAAACAACTCAGTGTCAGTATGTACAATCCTGTACCAATTGAGCCAAGCAATCAGGCTCTTGGCTCCTTCTCTGATTTTTAGGTCACGATACATACGCTGTTCGCCCACGATCTTGTTCCATTCTTCTTGGGGAATGATTTTGCCAGGTGTACCCAGATCAGGGTTCTTGAAAAAATCTCGTGCGAAGCCAATCCAATCAGCTACAACGTCATCCATATCAATGTAAATGTTCATAATATTACCAACTGCTGTTATAAAATACTCGTAGTCCCAAGAACAATTCTGCCTTGGCGTTTCTAACAAATGCCAAGTCCTGTTCACGGTAGTAATCGTCTGCGGGGTCACCAAAGAAGAATCCACCAGTCAGGGGAAGCTGCTTGTTTTTGATATCTTGTTCCAACAGTTCGATGTCTGCCCAGGTTAGTTCTAGCTCAATGCCGTTAAAGTCAAAATCTCGATCACCGTCTGCTGGATCTACTCCAGGTTTGCCTTTGCTTATCCAAAGTGCTTCCATCCATCCGTGTAGGTTAGGATGTTTGCGCCAATAGGCAATTTCACGAGGCTTTTCAATACCACCTTCTGGAACTTCCCAATCACCAGTTTTACTATTGAACTCTAGTTCGTCCTGTTCGTAAAACTCATTGCGTTGACCTGGACGACCAACATAAGCGTACATATCTAATCCCATTTTATCCTCCAACTGTTTGCGTTTGAACTTCAAAATACTGTCAATAGTTTAACATCCATTTGTGCTAGATGCAAGACATTATGGATATTGTCGTTGTGTTTTAGTGGCAAGTCTAAATGCACTAATACTGTTTTGTCTTGATTTCTAACAACACTTCCAATAAAGGGAATCTTATTCCAACGACCAAACACTCTGTCGCCAGAGTTGAATTTGGATCGTGGCAAGTCTGCTGCCCTACGCTCAAAGTATTCTGTGTAATTGCCCATGTTACTTCTCGTCGTCGAATGTTGCTTCTAGCAACCGGATCATCTGCTCACACGCATCACGGCCCATGGTCAGTGTCATTGTTGCACCGCTTGAGCCCAAGAAGGTCAGTGTGGTTCTACCATCACTGGTAACGCCCACACGGTAGTGTTCGTCTTGTTTGGATGGCGGCATGGGAGGTGGGGCAGGCCTTGCGGGCAGGCTTACATCGGGCAAGCTGTATACATTATCACTCATTACTGGTTCCTTTCTAACCCAAAGCGGCGTCATGTTCAAGTAGCGTCCCAGGGGTGGGATCACAAGTGGCAAGCATAGCACACCAAGCCATGCAACTTGAATCAACTCAAACGGCGCAAATTTCTCAACAAAGATCGAATACATTCCAACGGCAAGGTAAATGGCACTACAATAAAAGAGCCAATACCCGCCGCTAGGTTGCCAAACGATTCGCCGCCACATGTTACTTGTCCAACGGATAAGTCATTACGATCACACGAGGCTCAATGTACTGAGGCTCAACTGCTTTGGTCTTGGGATTCAAACAAAGCACCCAAGTACCGTCGGCACTGGCCGGGGTATAGAGTCCGTTGGGATCTGCTAGATTTGGATTCGTATACTGTGTAGCATAAGGCAAGCCATAGCCAATGCTGTCACACAACTTAGTCAGTTGATTGTTTGCACCAACCAAGTAGGCGTATGTGGGTTGCATCTTGTCACGAAGTTCAAGAATGTCCTTCATCATACGCTTTTCAGCAAAGTTTGTGATTGCCGGCATACCAATGCTCTGTGCCATTTGCTTGAGCATGACCTCTTGGTTGGCACGTTCGATTTCTTGACTGCTGCGATAGCCTTGTTTGCTACACGCTGACAAGAGTGCTACTGCGGCAAGTGTGGCCAAGATTAATGATGAACGTTTCATTTTGATTCCTTATTTACAAAGTTTGAGAATGTCGTCGGTTGAATAACCTGCGTGGATTGCTTCTGTTCGGCATTGTCCTTTGGCATATTCACTCACGCATATCGGAGCAAACATACCACCAATCAAGCCCACAAGGCAGACACAAATCCATTTATCCATTACAGGGCTCCGCTACGAAGTTGATCGTAGAAGTTGCGAAGATTTGGTGGCAGGCGATCTTCGGGGTAGACTGAGAAGCGATGCAGTGCAATGGCCTTGAGTCCTTGGCGACCCACAGCATCGGCCTTCATATATTCCATTTGAATGTTTTCAAGATCACGAATCATGCCATCGTTGTACTGTTCGCTTTCTTTGAACACTTGATTGTCCACTGCACGATACTTGGGTGCAAAGAAACTGTAGCTTGCAAGCCCAAGCAAGTTGAGTCCAAAACACAGTGCAAAGAACAAAACCAGTGCGCCAACGACTGCAAAAACACCTTTAACCATACCAACTCCTTTTGTTGAAAAAACTATTGTAACATCTAACTGATTCTGTGTCAAGTTACTGCTTGAGCAGTTGGATCAGCTTTTCGGGTTTGACAATTTCGTGTAGTTGATGAGTGCCTCTTGACACTAACTCATACTCAACTACTTCCCAATCACTTAGGTCTTGGGTGTGGTATCCGCTTGTATTGTAACCCATAACGCCAGTGAGGAAAGTGCGAAGTGCGCCCAATGAATTAAACATTCTACCGTTTGCGTCATGGCTACGATATGCCGGCGTACCTTTGATGTAGAGACCTTGGCTCTTTGAGCGAATTTTGTATGTAATCATGTTATTCCACCTGCACTTCAGGTTGTTGATCTTTGAGTATGTTCACTAGACGCTGATTGCGGTAGTCTTGCTCTTTGCGTTCACGCCGTTTGTGTACACCAAGTCCCAACATACGGTCATAAGCACGACTCCATTCAATGCCAGCCAACCACACTTCCACCTGTTCGATGGTGCCAGTAAACAACTGAGCATCACGATTGTAGATTGGCAATCCATCGTTGTTGTCTGGAAATACTGCAACACGCTCACCGTGTTCCATACCACCATAGCTGCCGTGCCGGTCATTGCCCCACTGCATACCCAAATCAGCCAACTGCTTTTCCAGTCTATGCACTCGTTGAACCATTGCAAAACCTGCCATCATGCACCTCGAATGATTTCTGAAATAATGATAATAACTGCTGCCATGTCAGTCCTTACTGGATTTGAGACAAGCATAGGTTATCTTGACTGATTGGGGCAGTTGTTCGGCCTGCCGTTTGGCCCGATCACATGCTGCCAAGTTGGCATAGGTGCCCTCTACTTCATACGCCACATGCGCGGTGTTGGGCAGGGTCATGGCGGCCACAAGTAAGATTTCAAGCATCGGTATTGGCTTTCCTCAGTTGTTCCAGTTTTGCCAGTTCTTCTTTGGTGGACAAGAAATGAAAACGCTTAGTTTCATTGTAGCATTGTTCATAGCCTTGAACACTGATTTCATACTTCCACAAACGGACAATTCTATCCGTTCCAATGTCCTCAGCAGTGAGCAAAGGGTAGTCGTACTCTTTGCCAAAATATGTGATGGTTACAGTTTCCATGTTGTTCTCCTGTTTTGCTTTGCTATGTGTATATTATAGCACCAAAGTTATTTCTGGGCAAATCACAAGAGTAGTACTTGAGTACTACTTAATGCAGTCCAAATTTTCTTTGCTTGTTCTTGCCAGACCTGTTTACAACTCTTGTTGCAAAACTGTGCCCAACCGCGCTCTCTATCTGCAACTCTGGCCAGGAACGGTGTGTTACAGGACTTGCAATGATAGCGTGACTGTGCTCCGCGCATCACATCTCCTTAAGGGTTCAATCCAAATCCCGATGTGTCCAATGCGTCTAACTCAAGTGTCCAACGCTCTAACAATCTGCGAAACTTTCGGCGATTGTCTTCGTCATGGAAAACGTCTCCTGTAAACACAGCCGCATCAACTGCGTCAAGGTGGTCGTCATCTAACCGTTTGTATGCTTGTTCTGGTGTCATTGGTCAAACCTTACTACTTTAAACCCAGCTTCGCGGGCTTCGTCGGCCTCATATTCTGTGTCCACAGTATACAACAACAGGTCACCATCATAAACTTCAAACATCACGATTCTCCTTCAAGATTCTAAACGATTCTTCGTACTCGTAAATAAAACGGTCCCACAGCACACTTGTACCTGCTGCCACTGCCCACAGCATGTTACTACAAAAAGCAACCACTGCACCTCGATCAACTTGATCATGAGTGTAGTCAAACGCCAACATTAGACCCATAGTGACTATCATACTTGCCAATGGGCCAATAACCAGTATAGGAATCAACAAAGCCGCTTCCACTTCTTCAAAGGCAGTTTTGGTAAACTGCCAGTAGCCGCCAAGGAAACTTTTAGACCCAACCGTACGGCTAAACAGGCCCAACAAGCACCACAAGACGAACCGGCCAATCAAACGAATTTTTATTAACATACAGCCACCAAAAAGATAGCGAACGCCACAACAGGATGTCCGCACATGAGTGCAAACATGGCCAGTAGGGTACCGAAAAATGCTGTATCACTGCTCATGTTAGGCCTTCATACAGGTTGTACGTGCCATTGCCATCCAACGTTCTGGGAACGATTTACGCAACTGAGCAATTTTGATAGCCATACGCAAACTCACTTCACGCAACTTGTTTTTATTCAAGTCCATGAATGCCAAGATTTCGTCTTGTGCTGACTGTTCCAAATCCATATCAGCAAACAAGGCACCGTCTGCGGCGATTTGCTTAATACGCAACAACTTGTCACGCATTGTATCCAGAGTCAAGTCAAGATAGTGACAACGACTTTGCAATGCGTCCAAGTGATCACGCAACTTTTGCGATTTCATTTGATCAAACTTCAAGTTAGTAATAAAAATAACTGAACCTTTGAATTCGAAACTGTCTGGGATACCTTCGCGGCGCAGTGTGCTAGACTCTGACAACCAGCTGATCTTGCGCTTTTTGCCAGAATCAAGTGCACCTTTCAAAAGGTTCAAGCTAACATCATCAAGCAAAATACTGTCACAGTCATCAAACACAACCACACAGTTTGGATCCGAATACTTGTACAAGGTTTGATACAGACCGATGGGAGTTGCCGCACCTTTGACAACTTCTGCACGAAGACGTTTGCCTGCAATCTGATCAAACAGAGTGGCTTTTTCAATCTCAAGCTCAACACCGAATGACTTACCTACACCAGGAGGGCCACTCACAATCATAGCACGAATGTCGCCGTTTGTAGCAGCCTTTGTCATTTCAGTAAGAATATCAAAACGCTCACGGATACGAGCCATGATTTGTTCATCAGTTTCTGCCTCAGCAGCCTGTGACTGTTCAACGATGGGAGCAACTGAATCGGCATCAGTAACAAATTGATAATCCATGGGACCTGAAACTGTAATACGAATTTTGTCGGGGAAACCTGGAAACTGTCCAGAGTTTTTAACTGTCACAAAACCACCTTTTGTACCAGTTTTGAACTGTTCAACTAGTTCGAACACTTGACCGCTAACGTCAATTTTACGATAAACACCGCTGACAATGCGAATGAAACTGTTAGACATTTAAACTCCTGTTTTGTGAATCAATACTGTTATTATACAACCAAATTTCTGTGCTGTCAACCTTATGCCACGCAGGACAAGATTGATTTTCCCTGCAACACAAATTCGAACTCGCAAGAGTTAGTCAGACTGATTTGGCTGTACTTGTACCAGTTTTTAGCAATAAGTTCTACTTCTGTGGATGTGAACTTTTTGCATAAAATCTCAATTACGAACTTTGGCAGCATCTTAATCTCCTGTTGATGTATCAATTATACAACCAAAATCTTGCACTGTCAACCAAATCTTATTTTTTGGCCATAATTTCAGCCAAGATTTGTTGCGCTTCCGACACATCTGTGATTTCGGGTTCGGGCTGTTCCAGAACCAATGGGGTCCAAGTCACATATTGCTGTGTCCAAACCCAACCTTCGCTTTTGTAGTTCATAGTCAACTCCTGTTTCCTATATTATACTGCCGCTTTTACAAAAGGACAAACAAAAAGCGTTGTATTTCTACAACGCTAAAAGTAATACTTTTTTCTACTTAGAAATACTGACAGTTTGTTCTTGGGAAGAAGCACTCACTTTGTTGCATTGGCACAAGTTTATTGATTTCCAACACAGTGGGTTTACCAAGTCCAATGGCCATACTGTAAGCAAAGCCCTGATTGCCCACAAACAAATCAGCACCGTTGATAATGCTGGCAAGTTCCAAGAAGTCAGTGACTGGTCTGAATGGCACTTTGATGCCAAATGTCTGCTCAAAGTCCTGATGTTCGCTTTGAATACCCACAAACACACTGTTGTTTTCAATCATACCAGTTTCAATAATTCCACGCCAACCCTCTTCACCATTTGGTGGACGATAACGCAGACTGCGAGTGATGACAACTGGAGCTTCTGTGATTACATCTGCTTCGAGCCAAGTAGTATCATAATCTGCCATAGTGAATGGGATATCCAACGCAAGATGATAGGCCTGCAAGATATTGCCCTCAAATGTACGATACAAGACTCTGCGGAACTCATCCAAATCAACATCTGGTTCAACATCGCCCTGATGCCATTGTCTGACAGTTTCGATGTAGCTTTGGCGACGCAACAGGGGCAGCATCATTTCAAAGTCTTTGACTGTGAATCTGCCCTTGTGTTGTGGATCGATGTGCTCTGGGCGATAGCCATATTTGGCTACGCAGTTTTCGATGTTTTCAATGGCTACATCAAAGTAACCCCCGCCCATTTTTTTGACCATGTACAGACTATAGATCAAGTCTCCCATCGTGCCTGAATGTTTAAATATTTTCATAGTGTTTATTTTCATAGTGTTGTTAAAATCTCATCTGCTATTTTTTGTGTGTCAAAATTGCCTGTGCAAGGGTAATTTCCCTTTTCACATACAATCTGTCTGACTGGTAATTGTTGTCTGTCGTTGCAACCACGGCAATCTTCGTTTGTTGTGATACCAACAGCCTTGTAGCCCAAGACCCAAGCACGATGTGGCAGAATACGCTCCGGTGCCAAGTGAGTGAGTAAGGCAACAATCTTGGTCATACTTGCGGCTGCGCACTGCATTGGTCCACTGTCAATACCAATAAAGCACTGTGCCTGATCGCAGAGCAACATCATCTGTTGACTTGTCAGTACGTTATTGCCACGAAGGTCAATAAAGTTTGGATGCTCTACAGTATGGTCAGTTGGACCGCCCACAGTGATGACTTTCAGATCGGGACGTTGTTCAAACAGTTTGACATAAACATCAAACCAAACATCCATACTGATGTTCTTTGCGCCCCAATGCCAATTACGCATATGAACTACAATATAGTCACCTTCAATATTTTTGATGATAGCATCAACAATTTTATTATCGTTGTCGTCTGCAAACAATTCAACTTCTTTGTTCATATTGTCTGAGTCACCAAACACACGATGGAAGTAACTGTCAACATAGTGGATGCCACGATTGTTTTCGTATGCATCGCCAAGATTGTAAACAACGTCAAACTGTGCGTCAGTTACTGCGTCAAATGGAACAACTGCCTTGATGTGTGGGTTGTTCTTGTAGACTTCAATGCAGTCTGTGGCAACGTAAATATCTGCGCTGTCTGCGTAGCGTTTTTTCAATTCACGCACAACACCAGTTGTCATAATCACATCACCGATTGCGCCTCTGCGTTTGACCAGAATGTTTAGGGGTTTAGTAAGTTTCATTAATCTTCGACCTTTTTACCGTTTGGACCGATGTTACCACAAACACCAGTACGTTCAACTTCATGTATATGCTCTTGTGGCAAGAACTTGTAGAGCATATGTTCAATATCGCAGTATCCGCCCTCTGAAATGCGCCAAGCAATATACAAGAATCCTTCTTCATAGGACTTAAGAACTTGATCAGTTAGTGCAATAGGCCACGACCACAGTCTGCTCATATACTGACGAGCAACCTGTGTGACCTGTGGAGGGAAATGACTCTGCATTGATTGTTTAACAATGATCTTGTCTGTGTACGTATCGTAAACATCCAAGTCAAATGCATCATACAGAGTATACCGACCCGAGATTTTGTGAATACGGTCAACGTCTTTGAATGCCCCCTTGTCACGCAACTGTTCAACAGCCTGACTAAAGCACATAACTTCTGTAGCGTTCTTGACCCAATCCCAGTTTTCGCTACCATTGAAAATATCTTTAACATCTTGGTCATCGTCAAAGTCGATAATGTCATCCACAACCAATTCAAGTTCGCTGCGTTGTTCTGCTGTCAGAGGGATAGCAGACATTTCAACCAGAAACACCCGTGCCCCTGGTACACGCCCAGTAATGCTGTTGATAGTGTCTAGTGTTTGTTGTAATCGTTGTTCTGCTGTGAATACGCCAAACTTTGTGTTGATGGCGCTGGTAATCATAAATGCGTGTTGTGTCATAGTGTTTTATTTAAGTGTCGAGTATAGAGGATGCCAAATTATTCAGAGTAATACTGTTTGCTGTCCCAGTTTCATCTTCGTGCAGATAGTCGTGATATGCATACAGCCATTGTTTCTCCCACTCCATCTTGTCCTGTGGGTCTGTGCTTGGCGCTGCTAACATTCGCTGCATAGTTGGGAAGTTGATCACAATGGTACAGGGAATGCCGATAGCAGTTGCCAAATGCATCATACCACTATGCATACCAAAATAGTGATTGCAGACTGACAATGCCTGAATAGTCTGCTCTAGGCCAATACCAGTCATATTAACGGTGTTGGCAAAGTGCATCGACTGTAGGCCCAATTCAATGAACTGATACCTATCGGCATTGGCAGAGATAAACTCTTGGATGGTTGTTCTGTGCTCTGCGTACAACTGTCTGGGCCTGGGATGCAAGAATGTCTGATTCTGTGCAAATGTACCAACATCAAAACTAAATGCAACATACTCTTTGATTGGTTCGTAGTTGATCAAGTCTAGTATTGCTCGTGGCTTTTCTAATGCTTCTAGTCCAGTTGCCAAGCGCACACGATTGAACAAGTGATGACTACCGTAATCCTGTTCGTGCAGGTCAGAGACTTTTAGTCCATTGTGCAGGGGAGCATCCAGAGTTTGCAGTGAGGTATATTTTCTCAGCACTGCGTAGTGTGGGCTTGGACTCCAGATTGGTAACTCTGTATTAAAACAGGATAGACAATCACCAATGCCAGTGCTCTGGTTGTAAACATAATCAAACGAACTAATAAAATCACCTCATATTTCAATCACTAAATAATAGCATAAAACTACTAGCGTTTCAACTAGAGTATAACCGATTTTCAAAAATGAATAAACTCATAATCTTCGATCTGGATGGAGTTCTGATCGAAAGCAGAGAACTACACTTTGATTCTTTGAATGCAGCATTGTCCAAGATAGGACCAGAGTTTGTTATTACCCGCGAAGAACACCTAAGTAAGTATGACGGACTCAACACAACTAAAAAGTTAGAGATGTTGTCTGAGACACGTGGGCTGGATAGAAAGTTCTTTAATCAAATATGGTCTGATAAACAAACTGCCACGTTTGAATTGATAAAACAACTGCCAAAAAATGATGCGCTGCGAGAGATGTTTGCCAATATCTCTGCGAAGGGTATCAAGATTGCAGTAGCCAGCAACAGTATCAGAGAGACTGTGAAGTTGGCATTGTTGAGCATTGGTGTTATCGAGTTCGTTGATTATTACGTATCAAACGAAGATGTAAAACGCACAAAACCATTTCCAGAAATGTATTGGAAATGTATGACTGAATTGAATGCCACACCCAAAACAACAGTGATTATTGAAGACAGTCATATTGGTAGACAGGGTGCTCTGGACAGCGGTGCGCATCTGGTTCCAGTCACTGACTCATTTGATTTGACTAGTGAAAAGATTGAAGAAGCTATTGACATACTCAATGGTGTTACAAAGAAAAAGATTCCTTGGAGAAATAAAAAGATGAATGTTTTAATACCAATGGCAGGTGCAGGGTCACGTTTTGCCGCCGCTGGCTATACTTTCCCAAAACCATTGATTGATGTTAATGGTAAGCCAATGATTCAAGTAGTCGTAGATAACTTGAATGTAGAAGCACACTTTATTTTCTTAGTGCAGCGAGAGCATTATGAAAAATACAATTTACAGTCTGTACTAAATCTGATTGCACCGGGTTGCGACATTATTCAGGTTGACGGACTGACTGAAGGTGCTGCTTGCACAACATTATTGGCCAAAGAGTTTATCAACAATGAAAGTCCGTTGCTTATGGCAAACTCAGATCAGTTTGTAGAATGGAACTCTAACGAATGCCTGTATGCGTTTACTGCTGATAGCATCGATGGTGGAATCGTCACTTTTGAATCCACACATCCAAAATGGAGTTTTGCCAAACTTGATCAAGATGGGTTTGTCAGCGAAGTTGCTGAAAAGAATCCAATTTCTAATCTTGCCACAGTTGGCATTTATTATTGGAAACATGGTTCTGACTACGTTAAATATGCAGAACAAATGATAGAAAAGAATATTCGTGTGAACAATGAATTCTATGTATGCCCTGTATTCAACGAAGCAGTGGCAGATGGCAAAAAGATTCGCACAAAGAATATTGAAAAAATGTGGGGTTTGGGTACCCCAGAAGACTTAGAACATTACTTAGAAAATCACAGGAGTTAATATGAGATATTTGTTTGATGTAGGCGCGCATTACGGTGAAGATTCACTAGATGCAACAAGGGATAATTCAGATGTAATTTGTTACGCATTTGAACCAACCAAAGAACTAGTGAATCGTTTAAACGACACCGCAGCCCGTGCTGGCTTTGCTAATAGATACAACGTAATCCCTTGTGCTATTGCAGACTTTGACGGGGAAGCTGACTTTCATTTGGTAAAAGACGACACTGGCAGCAGTTCATTGAATGAATTTGCTGACAATTTGGATAAAACTTGGCCAGACAGAACTGACTTTGTGGTCAGAGATACTGTGAACGTGAATGTATATAGATTAGATACTTGGATCAAAGCCAATGCTCCCGAGATTACAGAAATCGATTACCTGCATATTGACGCACAAGGATCTGATCTTGCTGTGTTAAAGGGTTTGGGAGATATGCTGAGAATAGTTAAACGTGGAGTTGTTGAAGTTCCACAGTCTGAGGATGTCAAGTTGTACAAAACTCAACACTCAAAAGACGAGACTATATTGTTTCTGCAAGCAAATGGATTTAAGATTGCAGAAATCAGACCCCAACAAAACGAAGATAACATTTTCTTTGAAAGAATTTAAATGAAGATCGCAATCTGTTTAAGCGGAGCTCCAAGATTCCATCACAATGGTATTTTCCGTTTTATGCAAATGCTTAAAGGGTTCGACCACGCAGACTTCTTTATCCGAACTTGGAAAACAGAAAAGTATGGTCAGACCCCAGAACAGTTTGTAAATTTTCTTAAGGTGAATGGTATTGATGGGGAGAAGTACAGCTTCCCAGTAGTTCAAATACTAGATGACAATGAGAGCAACAAACCCCCATCAAAAGGTCCATTGAATCTAATAGGATCTGCACAATACCTAGAAGTAATGTGGTGGGGCATTGTAAAATGTCACGAACTGTTTGAGCAATATGTCAGCGAGACCGGTGAAAAATACGATATGGTATTACGTATGCGAACAGATTCTCCCTCTGATTCTGTCATAGACCTAACTCAATATACTGATCCTACTAAAATCTACGCAGGTGGGCATTTCATCAAAGATTGTTACTTCACAGACAGTTTCTTGTTTGGCACACCCGAAATGTACAAGAAACTTGTGGGGTATTGGGATGCATTAGATTACTATGTGCAAACTCAAGAGCCAGTACATCCTGAAAACAGTCTGCACGATTATTTTGTTCGTGCTGGTATCCCTTATGAAACAATTGCAGCAAACGTTCATCCCATCAGAGAAGCGTTTGAATACAGTGTTAGAACCACATGAAGTACATTGCACACAGAGGTCTTTTAGAAGGACCCAATAAAGAATTAGAAAATCATCCAGAACAGATTTTAAAATCTCTGGCTGCTGGATTTGATTGTGAAATTGATTTATGGGCTGTAAATTCAGAGTTGTGGCTTGGTCACGATGAGCCACAATATCCTATTAGGGAAGACTTCTTAAAAGAATTTGGTCTGTGGATACATGCTAAAAATCTTGCAGCGCTGAGATTTTTGTTAGACACTGACTACAACTATTTCTGGCATCAAGAGGACAATTTTACTCTTACCTCTCATAGATTTATTTGGGCTTATCCAGGGCAAGAACTGACTACTTGCAGCGTTATGGTAATGCCAGAAATGATAGATAGCACTTTAAACATCTGCGTAGATGCAAAGTGCTATGCTATTTGTTCAGATTATGCGCTGCGCTTGCGCACAATGAATTCGATTGCAGACTCTGCTTCTCCACGAGTCTGATCCACACCCTTAACATCATAGTGATAGTTGTGATCGATTAAATGAATCTTGATGATTTCAATTTGATCCAACATTCCATATAAGAATGGAACTACACTGATACTCACTGGACTCCAACTTGATTCTTTTGCAATAGTCCAAGTTGTTTTGTGATCGTGATTGTATTCGCTGGGCCAACGACCTTGCTCGTACAGGTCTTCTTCGGGCACAGTGACAACGATATATCCCCCGGGTTTACAGATTCTAATCCAGTTATTAAACGCTTCAACTGGATCTCGCATATGTTCTAAACAGTGACTGCTATGAACAAAATCATAAGTATCGTCTGCAACACTGGCCATCAACTGAGCATCACCATCAGGCAAGTCCCAAGGTTTTACATTTTGAATTTTAGTGTAGGTATCTGTGTGTTGACCCAGTGAGTCATCACCACACCCAATATCGATACCATTACCAACAAAATATGCTTCTGCATATTGTGTATCTGGTAAGCGGCGTAGCCTTGCTTTTGTTGTTTCGTTTGACATTAATCTTTATCTGCCTCTGTAATCTTTTCGCCCAATTGACTTTTGATAACACGCATCAATTTGCGTTCTGTGTCGTACACATATTCTTTTGAGTCTTCTTCGGTATTTACTACCAAGATAAAGCCGTTAGCAGCTTTTCGAATTTCTAAACTTTCAAACATTTTGTTCCTTGAGTTAGTTGATACTGTGATTATACACGATCTAGGGCGAATAGCCAATAAAAAAGGGCACCTAAGTGCCCTTTTTGTTTACCGTTTGATTAGAAGCGGATACGTAGACCAGCGCCCAATGTTTGACCTGCTGTCATAGCAGTAACATAAGTGCGACCAACTGTAGCGTAAACGTCTGTTTTCTTGCTCAAGTTGTAGTCATAGCCAACTGCATACTCGTCGTATGTAGTGATAGTGCCAGCATCATAACGTGTATGTGCTGCTTCTGCCATTACGTTGCCTGGACCAACTGGAACCAATGCAGACACTTGAGTTGTCTTGCCATCCATGTTCAATGCTTTGTCTTTACCTTCTGTGTAGGTAGCAAACAATTTAGCCAAGTGCAAATCGTAACTAGCACCTAGACCACGCTCTGTAGAACGTGTACCTGGGTTGGCTGTGTAGATATCAGTTTGGAAACTACCAGAGCTATTGTAACCTGTCTTTTGCCAGAATGCTGTCAATGCCAAGTCATCTTTGAAGTACATTGCATTACCACCAAAGTTTTGTGCACCTGTGCCTTTAGAGTTTTGCAAGCTAACTGTTGCACCACCAATGCTTGGTGTTGTGTATTTTACACTGTTGTCCCAAGCTGTGTCATTGAACAACTGTGTTGTTGCATTGCCTGTGTTACCGAAGTAAGTGGCGTGCCACAATGGGCTATAAGCACCACTATCGCCATAAGCGTTAAACAAGATAACTGGCAAGAAACTTGGGTTTGTTTGACGACCCATTGTTACTTCACCAAAATTTCCTTGCAAGCCAGCGTATGCGCTACGTGCAAATGTGTTGACTGTTGTACCACCTTGAACAGCACCATTGCCGTCATTCAAGAAGCTAGACAATTCGAACACAGCTTTAGAGCCATTGCCCAAATCTTCTGCGCCTTTGAAACCAATGTAGCTGGTTGTCATACCGCCACTGGTAAAGCTAGTAGTTGATGCTGCTGCACCTGGTGCTTTAGAGCTAGAATAACCAGCATCCATTGTACCAAATACGCTAACGTCCGCTTGTGCTACGCCCATCGCAGCAAACAAAGCGAATAAAAGTGCGAATTTTTTCATTGTTTATCCTTATAAAATGAAAGTTGAAAATGTCATTGTACTGACATAAGTTTGAAAAATCAACCTATTAGGTTAGATTAGTATTTATACTAATTGCGTGACTGTGATGCCACTTTGTTTTAAGAACTTTACTCCAGCATCATCACGATAGTTTGCACCATAATATACACGAGCAATACCTGACTGATAGATAAGTTTTGCACATTGGATGCAGGGACTGTGAGTAACAAATAACTCAGCACCAAGACCACTGTTGCTAGACTTCGCCAATTTTGCAATAGCATTTGATTCAGCGTGTAGGACTTCTGACTTAGTGACAAGTCTGTATCTGCCGTTGGCAATATAGTCTCCGACTTCGTGTTCACCATAGAATGGATATAATGAGTTTATTTCGTCTGGGTGAAGGTCTTCGAGTTCTGGATTCCACCACTCTTTGGTCTCGCAGTTGTTGTCCCACCCTGCAGGCATACCGTTGTAGCCGTAACTAATAACCGTATCGTCTTTGACAATAACTGCTCCAACTTGCAGTCTTTTTGCATAACTTAATTCTGCGACACGCAGTGCCCAGTCCATGTATAGTTGTTGAAATTTAGGTTTCATTGTAATGGAGCGGGATAGGAGAATCGAACTCCTTTAACCAGCTTGGAAGGCTGGGACACAACCAATATGCCAATCCCGCAGTATTCTTATTTGATATTCTTAATGCCTGTAATATCAAGTTTACCTTCTTCAACTTCTTTGAGTGTCGTAATCACTGGGTTACGATGTTCAAATCTGGTACTGTGTTTGTTCTTGCTTGCAATTTCACGAACTCGTGCGCTTGCTACCACAATCAACATAAAACGATTATTGTCCATGTTTGCCACACATTTTTCCAAATCCAGAGTTGGACCACGACTGTAACTGCTGCTCATATAATACCTAGTTTGTTGTTGAAGAATGCAAGGTTTCCACCTGCTCCCACCTCTCTTTAAAGTCTGCGTGTCCAAGACTTTCTTGTCATCCTATATTGCTATAGGTACAATTTGGTGCGTAAGGAGAGACTCGAACTCTCAATCCTTGCGGCGCTGGCTTCTAAGACCAGAGTGTATACCATTCCACCACTTACGCATTGTTTGTTACAGTAGATATTGTAATTTATTTATGTCTGTGTGTCAAGTCAAAATGGTCTTATTTTTCTTGACTGCACTGTCCAAAATACTTCTTGCTTGATGTACCACTGTTTTGTTTGTTCATAGTCAAAGTCAGCTGGATGACTGTACTCACGTGCATAGAACTCGTGGATAGCTGGCAAATTGTTTACTTTGCGCAACAGTTCGTGCAACTCTTTGGCTTTGTCTTCGGGCATCTTTGCGCTAACAAACATAGCAGTGTTAGATGTGAGTTCTTCGAATCCGTTGACCCCAACTTGTTTAAATGTTGGAACTCCGTTTAGACTATGTTTGCCAGTCAGAGCCAATCCGTGCGCTGTTCCACTTTCAATCAACTTATCAACGTCAGCATAGAAATTCCATCCTGCATCAATGTGCTGACCCATAACATCTTTGTTGGCATCTACCAATGTGGTATAGTTGACAATGCGAACAGTGGGATCTTGCTCTTGTAAGATACTAGCGACTAGATGACTGCTACTACCAAATCCACTTACTGATACTGTGCCACCCCGGTTATTGAAGCTCTTTAGGTCAGTGTATTTTCTACTGAGCAAGACCAACGGGGCTCCCAAAGTTTGTACACAGACTGGCTTGAACTCACTGGTAGAATATCCAGTTTGTGTGTCAAATTGACTGCGCAAAAAGAATGTACTGGTTCCGCCAAAGATAGCATGGTCTGCGTTGGCTAGCACATAACGACCAGCAACGGCGCCACCAGCACCTTGTCGATTTTCAAAAACAAACTCATACTTGTTTTGCATACTGTTGAGTTCATTGACCATTGCACGATAAAAGTTTGCCTGATTAGATCCTGCTGCAAAACCCCATACAATAGAGATACGTTCTGCTGACCAAGCCGATAAAGTAAAGAGCATAATAAATGCTGCTAGAATTTTTTTAAACATTGATTTTTCCTTATTGATTTGCTTTGAATGTACGAACATCATAAGCAGATGGAGTTAGTGCTGTGCGTAACCCAGTTACTTGTAATGAAATTCGTGTGTGTTGACTTGCATTTGCTGACGAGTGTGGCATATTGATCCAATCGTGTATGTGTGCTTCACCAGCACGCCATTGCTGATACAGAGTGTTGCCATACATTAAGAATTGTCCAGGTTTCCAGTCTTCTAACATAACTGTGATACGAATAATGTCTTTAACATCATATCCGTAATCATCAAGATCCGGATCTGGGTCGTGAACTGCACCATCACGTGAATGATCATAGAACATTCGCTGAATTGGGTCTATGTGCAATGTAAACATCTGCCCAGTACATTGTACGTGACAACGTGCCTGTGGTTTTTCCAAATGAAAGCTGTCAATAATTGCCTTTAACTCTGGCATTTCATTAAATGCTTCGTAGACTGAAGATAACTCAATCTCATCAATATCACCCAACCCTTGTGCAATATCGCTCTTGCGTTTATCAATACCCAACACACGGTGCCCGTGAGAGCCACCAGTGCGTGTAAGATTGTTCCATGTTTTGGGGGTACAGGCATCACGAATTGTTTGAATATGGTGCGCCCAAGTTACCGGGAATGTTTCAATCACTTTGAATCCAAAACCAGGTTCATCTGTTCTAAAATCGTCAAAGTGGTAGTTACTCTTTGTTTTAGTCCATTCCCAAAGACTATCAAATTCAGAGAGTTTTTTCTTTGTCATACTTATCCTAATAGTGTGGGTGTATTGCCAATGAAGTTGGCAATCTGATTGAATTATACAGTGTAAGAACTGTTTTGAAATACACTATTATTTAGTATAGACCATCAAAACGGCACACAATCGTCACTGTTGCAACGATATCCATTCCACCACTTACGCATTGTTTAAAATCTTATTATACTGTACTTATGATTGTTTGTCTAGCAGTTTGGTTAAAGTGTTTTCTGCAGGCGTTCAATCTCGTTGGCTGCTTCTTCCAGCAGGTCAGCAATACGGTCAGCTCGACCTTCTTGCACACTTTTTCTGTCTTGAATGTTGCGTCTAATCTCCGCCCGTTTACGCAAGCGGTAGACTAGACTTTGTTCACTCACCGGCAAATGGCTTTCATCTTGCATGTTATTCTTTCAATACATCAAATAAGTCACCGTATTCCCATCTTTCCCAATCGTCCATGTCAACGTAGGTATTGATACAACGGCGGTATATGGTTTTTAGCCAAACACGCCGGCCGTGTATCTGGACTGGACGCCAAGCGAACCAGGGTCGCCAAGCATGAACGATTTGCTTTCTCGGTACCGTACGGTATCCAGGATCAAGCATTTCCTTAGGCAACCTCCAAGAAGTCACGAACCCAAGACAAACGAGCTTGCTCGTCCATAGCAGTGTATTCAGTGATGTTGGCTTGGATAGCGTCAATCAAGGGATAATATTCTTCATCCAACGATTGCTTGATATCTGGACGCATCAACTTGTCAGTACGAGGGTTACGGGCTACAAACTTCTTGACCAAGTAGTATGGACTCTTGATTTTAGCAGCACGACCATCTGTGTGATAGAATACAAAACCTTCGTGCTTACATTCTTTAGCCAGAGTCTTTACTTCTGACATATAAGCTGTAAGCCCAATTGGCTTGTGGCACTTGAACATGATAGACAAGTCTTGCAATACGCAAGCATCGTGTCCAATCTTAGAGCCAAATTCGTTTTCACGATAGCCCAAGATGTACATGCCCATTTCTTCTGGAATGATGTGTGGATCTGAAGGATGCACACATTCAAACATAAAAGTCATACCCTGCATATCGTCATTGGCGAATGCCATTTGCCAGTCAGCCCAAGGCATGTGCTTCAACATCATTTCCCGTGCATAACCAACAAAATCACTATCAGTGCTACCAGTAGTAGACACCAACACATCGTTGTTGTACCAAGTCAGAGCAACCATGAATCCATTGACTTTACGATATGCAGTTACCAAATCAGTATCGGCAAACACAGGTGCGTTCTTTTCAACACCATAGTTATAGATTTTGGTGAATGGATAAGTCACAATGTTAAAGTCTGCGTCCACGATTGTGCCGCGGCATTCTTCCAAATACTCATTCCACAAGTTATCGTAGAATACAGTACGCTTGTACTTTAGCACATAGATGCCATCGCCAGCTGGCCGCATTGTGACCAACTTTGGATTATCTAGTACGAACTTTCGTAATTCTTCTTTGTTCATTCTTCAACTCCAAATTGGCGTGCGATTCTATATGCCACAATGCCTACCGCATTTGATTCTTTAACAAGTTTGGCACTTACCAGTTGATCATTCCAATTTTTAGCAATATTCAAACAGTCTCGCACAAGCAACTCGGCGAACTTTTCTTGTACCATTTCGTCATAACTTTGTGGAGTATTCTTCCAGTCCTTTTTGCCATCCTTGATATCTTGGTCAAGTTGTAATTTAGCCTGTTCGGCAAGTTCTCGAATTCGTTCGTTCATATCACTCTCCGATTTGTTCACGAGCCTGTGCCATCAACATGGGGTCGCCCTTTGTCATCACTTCCAACAACATGCGCTTTTCAGCCAAGTAAGTCTTGGCAAAAGTTGCATCATGTTCCATGATACTACGAGTGTTGCTGATCAAATCAGCCAACTTTACAGTTTGAGCGGCAGCCGGAGCCATTGCTGTGTGAGCGCGGTCGATCGCTTTGCGGATCGCACGATTGCCCTGTTCGGGACGACTCACATCAGTCAACCAACCGACCAAATCTGCAACTTCATCACCAAACTCTTGCTTGATGACTTCAATTGTCACTCCAGTGTCTTCCACAACATCATGCAACCAAGCCGCAGCCAACATTGCAGGAGTAGCGTCTGGCACAGTGCTGACGATACTAAACACTTCTGCGGGGTGAACAATGTAGGGTTCGTTTGTATACTTGCGAAGTTGAGCTACTGCCGCATGAGCCGCAGTAGCAAATGTTCGTGCTTTTAATATCAATTCAACGCTCATTTTTCTCTCCTCGTTAACTATATTATACAACCAAAATGGGCAAAGGGCAAACAGTGTTGCCCTTTTACAACTAATACTTTAGTACTAGTGATGTGCCCGGATTTCACCCTTCAACGCATCCCTGATCATTTCATCCAAGCGACTGACCACACGCCCAGTAGCGTCAAAAGCAACGTCACGAGCACGATACCGTTCCAAGCCAGTCTTGTTGCCGTGTACGTGACCGTAGAAGTGAACTGCACCACGATGCATTTGGTCCCACTCCCAGATAGGATAGTGCAACATAATCACAACTTGTCCATCGTGATTGTAGCGCAAATACTGATGCACTTCCTTGAACTCTGCACGGAATGCAGGGTCGTTCAACAACTTGCGGTCGTGATTGCCTTCAATCAATATCTTTGCACCATTCAAACGGCGCAAGATTTGTACTGCATCTTTTGCTGGCAAGAAGGCAAAGTCACCCAAGATGAATGTTTCATCATCTGGCTGCACACTTGCGTTCCACTCTGCAATCATCTTTTCTCGCATATCTGCCACATCGGCGAAGCCTACCCGTGTTACAGGGCAAAACTTCATTATGTTTGCGTGTCCGAAATGCAAGTCACTTGTAATCCACTTTGTCATTATTCTTTCCTTATGCGTACCAGATTTCTTTGAATCCTTCCGCTTCTGTTGGTAATTGTAAGTTAGCTGCCATCGACTTCAATACCCCTTCTGGGATAGATTTGCCTGGGCGACCGTCTAACCTACGCTTGTGTTCGTCTGCATCTGGAGTCTTAAACACCACTGCAATCTTGTAGTAGTCTGGCAACATGGCTAACTTGGCTGCACGACTTTTCGCTGTCAAGTTAGTTTGATCCCAGATTACATCCTTGTTATTTGCTTGACAGATCAACACTTGGTTTTCCATCAACTTGGTTGCAACCTTGATGTATTCCTCAAAGACCTCGTTATAGGTCTTGCCTTGCTTTTGTGCGTGTTCGTCAATGAAACGGTCACTAGACACAACAGGAATATCTCGGGTCCAGTCTTGGGTGTTGATCCAAGTGCTCTTGCCACTAGCAGGCACACCAATCAACATATACAAATAGTTCTTGCGCTTCATTGTTTACCTTTCTTGAAATGTCTCATTCTTAATAAGCGAACTTTGCTAAAGATCGCCTTCGTGGTCTGGGGGCAAAATGATGCCTCCAGCGCTGTATTGATAGGGCTTGCCATTGATAGTTGGCTCTTCGTTTTCATCATAGTACAGGCCCAATGCCCGCATCATTCTGTGCTTGACTAACAAGTTAGGAGCACGGAATGCTTCTGTGTCGTCAAACCCCATTATAACACCAACTTCACACACTGCACCACTGCGACACACTCCAGCATGGCAATGAACAATCACATTCATACGGTTGTCTAATGCGTGTTGTAACAAACGAGCCAACTCTGCTGCCTGCTCTGGGCTACAACGCATAGCCTCATCGTCTACTGGATCTCGTTCCTCTACATCAAGAAACTCAAACTGGTGAACTTCTTTAAATGTATATTTGGGAGTGGGAAAGTCACCAGGAGGATCCACAATCTGTATCAGCATAGCATTAGGACCTGGGTCGATATGAAACCCCTGACTAATATCACTTCTTGCTACATTTTGAATCCACGGCATATTGCTCTCCATTAACTGTATTATAGCACCATTTTGAACATAGTGCAAGTGTGAACTTTAGTATTAGTTTGGAGGGCCCTAGAGGAATCGAACCCCTATCCCCAAGTTCGAAGCATGGTATTCTATCCGTTGAACTAAGGACCCACAAAAAAGCCCCTTGCGGGGCTGTGTAGTTAAATCAACTGTTCCTGCTTTAACAGTGCCACATCGCTGTCAGACAATGTGATTTCTGTGCGGATGTTGAGTTCCAACACTTTATCATTGATTGCCTGCTTTTGCTTTTTCAGCATCTGCATGTCGGTTTTGAACTGGTCAATCTGTGCTGCATCCAACACACCAGTGTCCACTGTGTCGCTGGCATAGATGCTACGACGGCTTTCGCCCTTGTCATTGCGGATCTTGTCCAACTTGCCCACAACCACATCAAGGCTGTCTGAGGCTTTGGAGTCGACTAGGGTCTTCAACTGTGCAATGCGCTTGTCGATGTATGCTGCCTGTGCCAACTGTGCGCTGACACCGCTGGCGGAATTTGCATCACCCACTTGGGCACGGATCACATACAGGGTGGCAGTCAAGTCTGCACGGCGCTTGTCGTTGGCCAACAGGGTCTCACGTGCGTGGCTGATTTCATCAAAAGGCAGTTGGAATTCGTTTATAGACACCGATGTTTTGATGTCAATGCTTTTGATGTGTTCTTGAATTGCTGTTTGTAGTGCGTTGGCTTTGCGTAGTGTAATGTTCATTTTGAATTCCTTTGTGTTTGAAAAAGTACAGTGAGTGTAAGCAAGTAAATTGCTGAACAATGTGCAATTGACACTAGACTGATGTTCATTAGACATCGTCGCTAGAGCAAAAGACAAAAAGCAGTGGTTACCAATATACCAAGGATCAACAAACATGCAATTCCTTGCGGGGAACCTTGGAGCACTGGAACGTTTTTTAATGGTTTCCATGGAGACGTTTATGGCGTCAGCTTGGAAATTTGCAATTCCTCATCTCTTACACTACACCGGCCTGTTTTAAGAAACAGGCAAAACTTGGAGGCCAGTGTAGGAGTTTAACCTACCTAAACCGAGTTTGCAATCCGGCGCATCAACGCTCTGCCAACTGGCCATTATTTGGATGCGGGACCCGGAATCGAACCAGGATCTGCAGGTTATGAGCCTGCTGAATTACCGTTACTCTATCCCGCTATAATACTTATATGTAAACACACTATGCGCTGGCCGATTATACATCGGAATTCTTTTTCGCAGGACAATGCGTTTGCATATAACTTATATGTAAACACACTAATCTACCCTATGTAGCTATGTTGATCAGTCAAAGCATCAAGCTCAACTAATGTGTTTGCATATAAATTGGCGGACTGAGAATACATCCTAACCTAGTAACACCTCGAGCATTATTACCGACCTTGCGAGTCTGCTTTCTCTCGATTTCCACTGCAACCTCTTGCGAGTATCACAGTCTGCTACCAGCATCGCCGTTTTTAAAGACAGGCAGTAGTCTTGTCATCGTATGCTATTCTACGCCATCTATCCCGTTGACCTTGCGAGCCATTCAAGTGCGCTAACACCTTACGAAACTTCCAGCATAAACAGATTTCACCTTGCGAGTTACGTCTGACTTGATTACCTTGCGGCTCAAGTATTAGATGCTTTTCACATACGACCGAGTCAGTCTTTGCTTTTTTAATCGTTAGTAGGATTTGAACCCACAGCCGACTCCTTAACAGGGAGTTGCACTACCGTTGTGCTATAACAACCTACTGCGATGTGCTGACTCAGTTGCTGCATACTCTTTTGGAATACACAATACAACACACCACGTACCTTTTGTCTTGCGGACTACTCAGTCGTCTTTTGCGACCAATGTGCTACATTACTGTAGCCCACCAACCACTCAAACTGCATACAAGCTCTTGGCTGCAAAACCTTGAACCGATACGCTACCCTTTCTCATACCAACTAACTGATTGGTTTTGTAGTGAAGTCAGCACCACCTGTTACTTTCCATCTGCTAACGTTCCCTTTGATACAATCTCTGGCGTTTAAACAAACGTTCTTTCCACTACATCAGCTTTGCTGTTACATCCACCGGTCTTATCAGTGAACGCTCTGTCGCCAGAGTGAGCAGGCTTGCTTAATTGAACTGTTGCCAGCGGAGTTGCGTAGGCTTACCTCCTTTGGGTCTATCACTAGACTTATTCTTTGTAAACGGCGAACCGCCTACCGGACATTAAGCTGCCCCAATGAAACCTTATTGTAACTCAAAATGCAATTGTTGTCAATACATTTTGGTAAAATAGTTTAGGCTGATATCTGATAAACACTAGAGTGAATCGA